ATGGCAATGATGGCAATGATGGCAATGATGCAGACAATACCGACAAACCACCCAAACATGTTGAATACCGATTAACTCTTTTACGGTCCTTTGTAGATATGCTTGATTTACAATCTATTACCGAAAATACCGACAAATCATGCGTACTTCGTGTACAAGTCAAACAATTTGTTACTGAACCAAATATTTTCAATGCATGCCGTACATTGATTACCCAAAAAGATTCCTATGAATATGAAACCGATGGATTAATCTTTACACCTATGAATACCGGCGTTGGAAGCAATCGTCCATTTTCCGCATGTGACCCTGTAAAATCTACATGGGAACTCGCTTACAAATGGAAACCGCCACAATACAACACCATTGATTTCTACGTTGTTACTGTAAAAGATAAACACAAAGACGTTGTAAAACATATTATTCATGATAGCAATGATACCATGTCCAAAGCCGTTGCATACAAAGTTGTACATTTACATGTTGGTTCCACCCGTAAAATAGAATCCGAATTCCAAAGCGATGTATTCTCTCGTGTCCTTGAAGATAAAATCGGTGTAAACGAAATCACACAAACCCAACCAAACGGTTATGATACAAATAATCAAGAGAATTCACTTATTCCCGTACCATTTAAACCCACCACACCACATGACCCGAATGCGTATGTATGTTATATCCCATTAGATGACCAAATGCGTATGTGTACAGTCCCCGTAGAAGATGATGCACAACCAGAAGAATTTGATGATTTCACGATTGTCGAATTCAGTTATGCGAAAGATGATTCTTCCAAAGAAGGTCCATGGAAATGGATACCAATTCGCGTTCGTCATGATAAAACCGAATCTTTACGAAATACTACTTCGAAACATCGCGATTTTGGCAATTTCATTCATACTGCCAACAGCAATTGGTTATCCATTCATACTCCTGTAACAAATGACATGATTATTGGCAATGAAGACATTATTCCATCCGTCACTGAAGATACTGTATATTACGATATTCGAGAGAAAAACTCCAAATTGACACGCAATCTTCGTGATTTCCATAATAAATTTATCAAAAGTAAACTAATTCGTGGGGTCTCTCGATTCTTACAAGATAGTGGTAATATCGAAGATGTTCACTTGATTGATTATTCAGTTGGACGTGGTGGTGATATTTACAAATGGAAAGAAAGTAATATCAAATTCGTTCTCGGTATTGATGTCAGTAAAGATAATGTTATTAGTGGCAAAGACAATGCATCTTTACGGTATCTCAAACTTCGCCGAGACAATGGTACCCGCATGAAACTTCGTGCATTATTCTTACCTGGGAATTCATCCCGAAATATCCGTACAAATGCAAATGCATTCCAAGATACTTTACACAAACAGTTAGTACATTCTATATTCGGTAAAGGTACTCCATTACCTGCTCAATCCGATTATGTATTTCGACATGGAATTGCACGCGAAGGCTTCCATATCAGCTCATGCCAATTCTCATTACATTATTTCATGGAAACTACACAAACCATGCACCAATTCTTACGGAATCTCTCGGAATGTACTCGCTTGAATGGATTCTTTATTGGTACTTGTTATGATGGTCAAAGCGTATTTGATGTACTGAAAAACCCAGACGGAGTCTTTCGTGTAGAGAAAAACAAACGCGTATTATGTAATATCAAGAAACAATACAGCCAAGTACTTACTACATTTCCGAATGATGAGACAAGTTTAGGTATGCGGATTGATGTGTATCAAGAAAGCATTGGACACGTTTTCCCGGAATATTTAGTATCCTTCCAATATTTCACACGTATGATGGAGAATTATGGGTTCGCACCAATTATAGAATCCGAATGGAAAGCCATGCAATTACCTGGTGCAAATGGATTATTCCATCGAATGTATACCACTATGGAAGCCGATATAGGACTAAACTTCAGCATGACCCCCGAAGAAAAAGCAATCTCTTTCCTCAATCGATTCTTTGTATTTAAGAAAATGAGAGATATTCCTACTGCCACCCTAGAAAATATGGCAGAAACCCTTGAACATCATGCGGATTCTACTGCGGATGCTATTGCCAACGATGACAAACAAGACAAACAACACAAAAAAGACAAAAAGAAAACACGAGCTTGCAAGAAAACATCTAAAAAACGCATCCAATTAGAAGAAGACCCTGATTTTGTACAGGATGATAATACACGTAACAAAGACGACAAACCTAAAAAATGAATATAAACTCTCTCCACATTGTAAATTAAGATACAATTGTTACACGATACAAACATTATCCATCCTACCATTTTTTCCTTCCCAAAATGACTTATCACCGCCGTAATAGTAGTAATAATAGCAATTGTCATGTTATACATCATCATAATCATCATCATCAAACGAAAACTCCTATCTCCGAATCACATCATCAAACACCACAACAACAACATTTAAACCGACAAAATGTTAGCGTTTTTTACACTATTCCGAGAACCATACTCCATTTTTCTACAGCAACACCATTCAAACTACAATTATATGACACTACCACCTCATCCACCTCATCCACCTCATCCACCTCATCGTCATCTTCGTATTCCATACCACCTCACATTTCTACTTCTTTGCATCGATATCTACATGAAATAAACACGAAAATCTCTGAAAAACAAATTGATATCGATTACAACCTTTTTTCATATTTACATAAATCATTCTATATTCATAAAGTGGCTGGTGGACCATATTCTATGTGCAATCAAGTTGCATGCCAATTACATATGTATACTGAATTACAATCCTGTACAAATGACAACAACCACAATGATATTAATAATGTAATGACCACTGTACAACCTCCTCCACCACCACCTCATATCATTCATCCATTTGCAGATAAACTCGATATATCCTTCTTTGAATATATTGAACTCTCTCATGTAATACACATGTACAATGAATACCCAACCAATATGAATTTCCTCTATTTTGCACATACGGATTCTACACATCATCAACTTCAATTCAAATATGCCACCACATTTTTACGGAAAAAACAAGGTATTCACGACAAACACGTCATGTCCAAACTTCAACCAGAATGGCGTTCCTCTACCATCATTCCATCATCCACATCATCCACCCAAACGGACCATATTATTATCGATGGTCGTTGTACTGTACCCAATGAACACGAAACTACAATGAATACACTTTTCTATATAATTTACGTATTGTCTCATAATCTACAAAAACCGAAAAGCTCCATTATTATTTGTCTCGATGATTGTTTTACTGCAATTACATTAGATATGCTATACATCATTACCTTCTTCTACGAACGTTCCTTTTTCATTAAACCAATCGTCTGTAACCTAGCGTCTGGTACACGTTATCTTGTCTGTAAAGGATTCCGTCCATATCGCAATCTAGAACTCTTACAAAATAGTCTCTCACAACTATACTCCGATATACACACACATCTAACCATAAAACCTGAACTCCCAATACACCGTTTCTTACATCAACATATCCCATACATGTTTTACAGTAAAATAGAAGAAATCAATTCCATTCTTAATCAACCCCGACTTGAATTCATGCATCAACGCATAAACTATCATGAAAGTGAAATTGAAAAACGCTCCCGTACAAAAACATCGACCATCACTTCTACTTCTCTCGACCATCCACGTAAAACAACCATTTTCGAAATAAAAAAATGCATAGATTGGTGTAATCGATTTCAAATGCCTGTACAAAATGCGATTTTACATGTTATGTCATCACCATTCGTCAAATAACATCCACAAATTCTTTATCTCTCATGTATTTTTTTACAATAAACTAAATACATGAGACATTATGCTGGACATTTCGCAGGATGACAATACGAAGGTTTTCCATTCTTCGGGAACACCGGTGTTCTTGTTAATGGATAACCTAACTTGTCCTTTATCGTATATCCACCTGCTGGCACTCCATATGATAATGCATTCGCTGTCGCATTTCCTAATCCATACTTATCAAACGCCTGTAAATAAGTTGCGCCATTATTCGTAATCGTATCATACTTCAGTCTTGCTAATCTAGAACTCGAATCTACTGCACCTTGATGTGCAAATTTGGCATTACTCGGCTTGTATATTACAGGAACATAATCATTACTTCCACAATGAGAGAATGTATTCGAGCGATATTCATTATTTTCGTCAGTTGTACTATCCATTTTTCTGTTAAATGCATATTGGTTATGTGTTCGATTCCTATTATGCAGATATTCAGATGTACTACTGAAATACCGTTTTTGATTTGTGGTTGTGTTGTAAGATGGACGATTCATTCCGCTACTTCGTACACGTCTACGTGCATTATCCTGTTGAGACAAAGAACGGACATCATGTGTATCACCTCCTACAATCGGTTTATCACATGATTCGCATGATGGTCGCGCGGTCTTGGATTCATTGTACTGAATATCCAATGTATTGACTAAACCTTTTGGTACACCACCATCAATACCTACTTTATTTGAAGGAATCGTATTTCCATTTCCATCAAAATTGGCTCGTATAATACTTCCACCTGGAACTTCCAAATCACGCATAATTGTCTGTAATACACGTGGATTACATGAGGTATTTGGGTCCACTGATGCGATTTCTTTACGATAATGTTTTACAGGATTCGGTTTATAAATATCATAATGCGTAGAACTATCCATCAAATTCTTTTTTACAATAGTTGTAATTTGTGAGAATGTCTTTCCTTTCCATGCAATTGGTCGCTGTTGTTGCTTTTCATGTAATGCTCTCTCACTTAACATCTGTGTCTTCCTTCTCTTTTTTAATAAATAAATAATTACCGATTATATATTAAGTAAAGTAAAATAAAAGCATCACAAATACATATGTACAGTCGTCATTTACTGTACATATATCTGACAATCTACGTATAATCTACGTATAATATAATTTTATACAATATCATATGTATATTATTGTACTGAATATATGCGGTAATCATGAAAATCGGTTTCATTTTTTAGATCCTAAACCCAATATGATTCTTCCTGGTACATTCACCAAAGTTTCTTACAGTCATGACCAATACACATTAAATAATATATTTTTCCATTTTCCCGTACAAATCAAGACTTCACATACACCTGTACATGAACATCCACAAAAACATGAAGACCATTATATTGTATTTGATACCACAGATGAGACAAATCATGCATCATTAGAACGGTTTTCTCAACTGGAAGAACACATACTAAATAGTTACTATGAATACCATCAAACCATGAAAAAACCAGTTCATACTATACAAAAACAATTATTGAGTGGAAACTGTAAAATACATGGACGACCATCCTCCAATATAGGTGGTTCTTCCTATATCATGAAAATATCAGGTATCTGGGAAAGTGACACAGAATATGGTATTACATTTCGAATTCTTACGTCTTCCCCAGAGCCATTCCCATCCTAGGATTTCTCTTTGCAAATGGATGACCTTTCGTTAAATCTTTAAATTGTCGGTCTACTTTTCCAGGGTCACGTCCTGTAGTGAAACGTGTGATATTTATCATGTTAGGATTGTCATCCTGAATTGTATATGCTAGGTCTTTTATTGTCCAATACCCATCTTGTACTTGTTTTTTATACAAATTGTATTCATCGCGATGTATTGTACGGTATTTACCATCTCCTAAATGAATAATATTGATATGGTTTACTGGTAAAAATACATCACGATTGATTTCTATCTTATGCTGCAAAACCCGTTTTTGCAACATATTGTCCTCATAACCCCAACCCCAGAAATTAGGATATCCTCCAATTCTCTCAAAATCACTTCCCTTGATTGATACAATTCCTCCTAAAGCGAAATTAAATCCATAAAAATGCTTTACAACCCCCGATGTTGTCTCATATGGGAAATAATCCTTTTCATATGGCATTGTGTCTACATCATTAAATACGAATGTAATATTTTTATAGTCATTCGGATATAAATCCTTTACTACTAAAAACCCGATATTTTTCATTGCTCCCCTATTGAAATCTCTTGCATCACATTGATGGCTAAATAATATACGATAATCCTCTTTTGGAATATTTCCTAATACATATTCCATTTGCCGTAAAAAGAAATTCTTTTGTAATTCACGATTTCGATATGGTACAATGAATACCAGTTTTGGAATGGGACTTGAACCGAATTCTGACATATTTGAATGATAATCGCGAATGTATATGGTAAAGTGTTATTATATGAACTATGGTTTTTGCGCATTTTGTGCCACCGGCTGCGCCGGCGCCGGAGGCGCAGGTGATGATGGTGTTGCCCCTTGCGTTTGTACTGTAGATGATGGTTGTGTGGATGGCGCCGGAGGCGCCACTGGAGGTTGCGCGGTTGGTTCTACTGGTTTTCCGATGCGGCGGGGACGGCTGGAGTATCTGGCGTTGATACTGGTGTGGTTTCAGACGATGTACCTGGTTTTGTAAATAAATCTGCATTTTGTTGTTCCAGTTTTTCTTTTGCGGCATCATTGGCTTTTTCGTTACTTTCGATTAACTTATCTTTTGCGGCTTTCATGATATTTGTTGGTTTCAACATACTTATTCCTTTCTTCATTTTGTCCATCACTTCATCATTGATTATATTCTTATCTTTGTCTTTCAGTTCAAAAATATCTTGGAAATTGCTGTACATACTTGCTGCCATACGTTGTTTCTTTGTGCGGTCGAAATATTCGGGTTTGAATCTCATACCACGCGGATATGTTTTTACAGAAACTTCTATATATGCCATAAAATCAATATTATCTGTTAACAACTTCTTTATTTTTTTACAGAGCGCTTGTTGCATTAACGTATCAAATACTTCAGTTGTGAAATACTTTTCAAACATTGATGGTAGTAGATTAACTTCGGGAATTAATCCAGGTAATAATGCAAATAACTGTAATAATGACTGTAATAAATCTGTGTCAAACATCCAAAATGGATTACAGCATGGTTTTGCTTTCACTGGTTTATCACTATCACTACTATCACTACTATCACTATCATCCTTCTTTTTATGTTTACGTCGAACATTCGCTTTACGGTCTCCATGCCTAAATCCACTCGAACTTGCACCAGGAGTTCCAGGCGTACCTGCTGTGCCTCGGGCTGCTGGTGTTGATGGTGTTGATGGTGTATTAGGGGACGCCGAAGGCGTCACCCCAGATGATACTGATGATACTGCATTTTTTACATTATTCATATTATTCATTAATTCTTTTCCAGTAGATGCAGCATCCATTAAATTCTTTGCATTACCAGCCATTGCTGCTAATTGCGGATTCTTTGCGATTGCACTACCTGCTGCCCCTTTTGCCATATTCATTAAATTATCTTTACTGAAAACACTAGGGTCATCCAATCCTTTCTGTAAAAATGCATTTGCGCTACCAGCCATTTTTCCAAAATCTGCACTATTCAATGCTTTACTGTTTTTTAATGCATCTCCAATATTACCGGATTTCAAGCCACCCATTAAATCCGATGCACCTTGACTTAATAATCCACTTTTCGCCGCCAATTCCGGATTCGCATTTTTCAATGCCGTTGTCGCCAGTGCACTTGCCCCCTTTGCCATAGTAGATGCATTCATGTTTTTTACTGCTTTCACCCCATTCGCAATATCATCGAAAAAATGGTCGCCATTTCCACCACCTACCTGCATATCCTGCACTTTCTCCATTTCACGTGTCATCGCCCTCTTCCCATCTGCATCTCCCAATGCTGTACTAATATATTTCATCAGTTCAATACGTGTATCTATTTTTGCCTTTACGCGTTTCATGTCTTTTTTGAATTGTATTACACCTCTTTGTCTGTTTTGAGCCACTTTACTGATTTTATCCGTTTCCATGTCTACTAACCTCTTTTTCTGTAAAATATCACGATTCCGTTTCTTCATTTTGTCTTTTGTTGCAACCGCGTTTTCTTGTAAACCTTGTAGTTTACGGTCTCTCGTATTCTTTGCTTCTGCAATAATATTTTTCATTTTCAATCTTGCCGCTTTCTCTGTTTCATCGAATTCCTGTTCATCTGCCGCCCGTTTTCCTTTGAGAGATTTCATTTCATTTTTTGCATTTACCGCTTCTGTTCTCATTTTTTCCGTTATTTGGTCCATTTTTCCTTTCTTTGCAATATCCATTGCCCGCTTTGCATCCGCATATGTTGTAAAACCTACACCTCCAGTTGTATTACGATATGCCTTCAATATACCTAATTTCGGCATACGAGAGATATCATTCCGATTTGTCTCAATTTTCATTTCCGCCGTATACAATTCTTCCAATTCTTTCTTTACAAACTCCTTCATTTCATTCATTGCCGCCATATCTTCGCTACTAGCTGACCCTGCATTCGACTCAATCGTCTCCTTTGCTGTTTTTAATTCATCCAATAATTCCATCTTCGTTGTTTTACGTGTCTTCCCATTCGACAGTTTTACAGTAGATGAAACGTTTACCGCTGGAACCTCTTTCAAAATATCTCTCAATTCCTTTATCGTAGATTCATCCACTATCATCCCATCATCGTCTGTACCATATGCCAAATCTGCCAAATCCGTAAACATACTCATTAATCGAAACAAAAGGTCCAAATCTTTCAGATGTTTCGAGACATCCCCACTATTCGAATCTACCAAATCCTCTGTCTCATCTAATACACGCTGAATCTCACTTTCTGCATCTTGCTTTAATGATGGAAACTTATCATCACGATTTAATTTGCCATTTTTCAGATATGCATCAAGAAATGTATATGTACTGGATAATTGAGACAAACGATTTTCACCCGACTTCAATTCTTGTACTTCTTGTCTCAAAATCCGATTCAGTGGAATACCTATCTTATTTATTGCAGTAATACATCGGTTATATACTTCTTCCTGCATTACCAATTGCTCCAGTAAATCATATATTTTCGTTTTTGTCATACCTTGCTCTGTATTTGGAATATTTTTATTCGGGATTTCATTTAATAATTTTGAGACAAACCCCTCGTCCACCTGGAATTCCTCTTCCACCGCCATCTTATCCGGTTTTATCAATTGACGATCTTTTGGGTCCAACAATGCAATTACCCCATCTGTATTCTGTACAGAATTCACCAATTTTGGATATTTCTCCCCAAACCACTTTTTATCTACTTCTACTTGCTCTTCCACTGTACGTATCATTCCTTCCAGTTTCCATGCATACAAACGTATTGGATGTAATATTCTATCCAGATTTTGCGTGATTTTGTCCGATTTTTTCCCATTATCCTTGTTATACTTTTCTTCTAATATTTTCTGGGCTGCTTCTCTCTTTTCTTTTCTTCCACGAACCAAATTGTCCAGTAACATATTTTCCGTTTTTGCTGCATCTTTTTTCAATTTCTGTAATTCAAGATTACGCTCTTCCTCTTTTACTTTTAAAATTAGCTCACCCATTTTTTCTACATAATCATCCAATGTATTATTCAGGTTTTTATCAAATTCTTCCCACCATTCTGGATGCTCTTTTATGATTTCGAACACCACCATCTGTATACTTGACAAAATGAATACACGGATTTTCTTTCCATTCGATTTCAAATGCTTTGATATCATATAACGCATTTGTGTACGCGCCAATGGAATAATAATATTTAACAGTACAATCGGAATCTGGTCTGCTATCGGAATCATAAAATCAAATATTACCGTATCTGCCAATTCTGCTGCCATTATCATCGGTCCTCTTCCACCACGCTGTACATCCATACTTGTGCGCAATTTACGTGTATTTTGTTTTACTGTACTACCACTTTCGTTACCAACTCCACCACCTCGTACCATGTATTTACGTGTCACGTTGACTTTATTACTACCACCCTTCTGCCCAATTGATGCCGCCGCTGTTGATGCCGCTGTTGATGCCGCTGTTGATGCCTTCTTCGCTACATCTGATACACTTGGCATACTTCCCATTTTAGACACCCCAGACGACATCATATCACCCGCCTTTCCTTGTAATCCAGACAACATATCACCCGCCTTTCCTTGTAATCCAGACGACATCATATCACCCGCCTTTCCTTGTAATCCAGACAACATTTCTCCAGCTTTTCCCTCCATTCCAGGAATTTTATCAGCCAAATTCGACAAATTCTTTACAGCTGCACCTGCTTCATTCGCCATACCTGGTAAATTATCAGCTAATGCGTTTGCAGTAGATAATGCATTGTTCGCTTTCCCTAACATATTTGATGCCGATGATGCCATTCCTAGTGCTTTCCCTGCCATTCCTGCAGCGCCAGGCGCTAATGATTTTACTGCTTTATCCGCCATTCCTGCTACACCATCTTTCAATCGAGATGTGAATGGATTATTTTTCAGTTTTGACCCTTTTAGTGCTTCTGCAATATCGGTAAGTGCATTCGCGATTGCTCTCTCATCCGTAATGTCGCCACTATTCATTGCATTCTTCTCATCTAATGCATCTTCTGCCAAATTTTGAAAATCTTCGTCATCACCTGCGTCTTCTGGAAATTCCAATGCCATCGCATCTTCTACTGCTAATGCAATCTTTTCCTTTTCTTGGCGTTTCAATCGTTTCCTACGTTCACGTTCTATCGCACTATCAATCTTTGTCTGTAATGCATCATCTTTTTTACGTTTTTCATCCGCTTCTTTTTGTTCTTTTTCTGCTGCCTCCTTCTCCTCTCTCGCACGTAGAGCATCTTGATGTAGTTTAATCACCTTATCATGAATATTCGATACATTGAAATTCCCATTATATCTTACTATAAATGGACGTTTGTTACTCATTCCAAATTGCAATGGCGACTTCTCATCATACGGTTCTCTCAAAGGGTCTAAACCGTTATTTATACTTTCCTTACCAGCATATAATACCATGAATGCCCCATGTATCACACTATTTATGAAATTTGCATCCACGTTTCGTTGATTGAACTCCCCCACCATTTGAGGTCTTACTGGATAATTTTCATCATGCAAATCCGGATACTTTTCCTCATCCGGGAAATCCTTGTAAAGCATCGTGTCAATCTCCTTGTAAAATTCCGGATACTTCATGTTTAAATTCTTATATGCCTTCCTGAACTTATTCTTTATACGAAATACCGACTGTACATCATCCTGGTCTGGGACGAAACGCGAGAAAGAACGTTCAACTACTTCCGCAACTATACCCTGGGCTTGCTCCTTGTAAATCTTTTCAATTGCTACGTCTGAAATAAAAACCATCTCTCTCGTATATGCGTGTTTATATTAATAACACATAAAATTGATATCCATAAATGGTTGTACTGTACATATGTTAAAATACAGTTAAAAATAGTTCGTTATATCTTATTACGGTTCTTTCACATTCTTATACATATACTGTAATATATCCTATCTGAAACACGAACATGAATACGAACATGAATACGAACACACAAATCATCGCGAATAAATCTCATACTCAAAAACGTAAAAAGAAATTAAGTGATCCACAGAAAAATCAATTGTGGAACATTTACGACAAAGACAAGAAACCCTCACTAATCATACATGCCGAAAACGATACCGGTGACAATCCTACCGACCCCACTTTAGCAATAAATACCGCAAAAATAACACCAACCACACCAGCAGAAAGCAATGTGATTCCATTCACCGATATGTGCCCAAATTGTAATTCTTTACTACAACACGGCGAAGACGGATTTCCTGCATGTATACAACCGAATTGTGGATATATGGCTAGATACAGCCTAGATTACTCTCCCGAATGGCGCAGTTTTGCAGGTGACCAGAAAAACGGTGGTTCCGATACAACCCGATGTGGAAATCCGATTGACCCTCTTTTAGAAGAATCATCCTACTCCTGCAAAATTATCTGTACATCTAAATCCTCCTATGAAATGAAAAATCTACGCAAATGGACCCGATGGCAATCCATGCCTCACCAAGAAAAAGCTCTTTACGATGAATTCCAAATTATTACCATCATGGCACAAAACGCCGGCATCCCTAAACTCTTCATCGACCATGCCAAAGCTGTCTATAAAGACCTATATCAACAAAAAACATTCCGTGGTGTAAAACGTGACGCAATACGTGCTGCATCTATTTGGATTGTCTGCTGGAAACATGAATGTCCACGTACATCCAACGAGATTGCTGATATTTTCCAAATTGACCGTAATAGTGCTTCTTTAGGTTGCTCTCTTGCACAAGATATGCTTCGAAGCCATGAACGTAATTTCCAAGAAGAAGACAAATCTCATCTATGTGCATTAACCCCATCCGCTTTCATTGAACGATTCTGTAGCAAACTCAACATGTCCCCTGAACTTATTCTACTATCCACCTTTATTGCTTCCCAAATCGAAAAAAACAATCTTATTCCCGATAATCGCCCACAAGCCATCGCTGCCGGTATTGCTTATTTTGTTTGCTATCACTGCGGCATGAAATACAGTAAAATGAACGTCAAAAATATGCTCGGTGATGAAGTCAGCGAAGTCACCATTAATAAATGCTTTAAGAAATTACAAGACTACAAAACACAATTACTACCTTCCTGGGTTTCCCATAAATATGTCAGCCAAGATAAACCGAAAAATATAAACAAAAATAATAAAAGCAAAACCAAAAAATAATATTATTGATTACATTATAGGACACATATATATTCAACACTTCCGTACGTACACCACACTATTTTTTACTGTACAAATACGTGAAATATGAATTCTCCTGAAATGCAATTAATGAAAGGTGCAATGTCCCTTGGTGCGAGTTCTCTTGCGAATGGAAATCCATTGATGAAAGACGCAATGTCCCTTGGTGCGAGTTCTCTTGCGAATGGAAATCCATTGATGGGTGCTATGGCAAATATGGCGTCCAATTCTGGATTACTTCCTCCAGAAGCTAGCGCTGGATTACAAGCTGCAAAAGGTTTTGGTAATTTGATTGGTTCTGATGGCGCAAACGCATTAGCGAATTTTGCCAAACAAAATGGTGCTAGCGCACTTGGACCCGGATTAGCTGCATTGGCTGGTCCACTCGGTAAACCAGGTATGGGCGGAGTCGCTGCCCAATTAGCACAAGATTTCATGTCTGGTAAGAAAATCAGCGCATCAGATGTCGGTTTATCTATTACAGGTGATCCCGTAGATAAATTATTCGCTTTACTGAATTTAGACAGTATTCCCGAAGCTAGAATGGCTAAAAAAACATTACGCAATTTGATGAAATTCACACAAGTACCAGATAACTTTGTTCCACCAGAAGATTACCTTGGTGCATACATTTTAGAAACATCTACTTGTAAGAGTGTCGAGAAATACTTGAAAAAAGAATTACACCGACAAATCATTGAACACTATAATCCCAAACGATTCCAACTCGAACAACGCCTTCGTAAACAAATACAACAATACATTAAAGATAATGTACCCGACCATTACGATGGTCTTACTCCACCTGAAAAATTGAAAAAACAACTCGAAGAATTGAAACAAACAGAAGCCGCTAAACAAGAAACCGCCACCAAAAATAAAGAACTTATTGATAATATCGAACAACAATTACAGAAACACCCGAAATTCGACTTCCCACCTCAATCTAACGTCCGATTCTTGTTTCCTTCACCTCCACCACAACCCGAACAAACACCCGAACCTGAATCTGTACAGAATACACCCCCCACCCAATAAATTTATATCATAAAATACTATAGGAATATTTGGTCTGTATTCATATAGTATATATCACCAATAATTATATAGTACTACCAATTACATCTACATATATAATAATTTACTGTCATGCCTACCAATAAAACCAATCATGAATCACGAATAGATACTATTGCCGGAACACTTGATGATGCAGGTACAGGGGTACAACATATGCTAGATGCAAATTCCAAGTTATCAAACTTTTCAAATGCTACAGGCACAATTGCCAATGCCGCATCAAACAAATTTGGTAGTATAGCCGATTCAAATGCAGCCAATACAATAAGTAATGTATTATCAAACGGCACCGGTGCCGCCGGCAATGCGATACGCAATCTTACTAACTCAAATACTGCATCATCTGCGCTATCACAAGGTTCAGATGCTGCAAAAAACCTAGGTAATCTTGCATCCCAAGGTTCAGATTATGCTAAAAATATAGGTAATCTTGCGTCACAAGGTGCAAAAGCTGCTGGAATGGCGAGTGACCTTGCTTCGCAAGGCGCGAATGCTGCTGGAATGGCGAGTGACCTTGCTTCGCAAGGCGCGAATGCTGCTGGAACGGTAGGTGACCTTGCTTCGCAAGGCGCGAATGCTGCTGGAATGGCGAGTGACCTTGCTTCGCAAGGCGCGAATGCTGCTGGAATGGCGAGTGACCT